GCTCTCGACTGAGGCCGCGGTGATGGACATGCAGGAGCGCATCACGACGGGTAAGTTCAAGGTGGCGTCGCACCTGGCGGATTGGCTGCACGAGTACGACATGTACCACCGCAAGGACGGCCAGATCGTCAAGGTCAACGACGACCTCCTGTCGGCGACGCAGAAGGGCTTGATGATGCGCCGGTTCTTCCGGCCCGTGAACCTGGGCGAGAAGCGCTCGCAACGCCGCGGCCCGAACGACGGCCAAGCTGCGGACGTGGACTTTGACCTCTTCTGACTTTGGGTGTAGGGTACTCTGAAGGCCCCACGCAAGCTCGTCGCCCACGCACCGGGCATATGTCGAGCCGCGGGCTAGGTGCAGCGGCCGGGGTAGTCCCTCGGTTGGGGCCTGGAGAGTTTAAACGTGTTCATCCTTCTCGTCGTCCTGTTCTTCTATAGCTCCACCGATCAAGCGCCTGTCGCGGTGACGTTCCCGATGGAAAGCGCGGATCAGTGCAATACGCTGAAGTCGCAGGCGGTCGCCGCGGCCGAGAGCCGCAGGGATGTTCGTTCCGCCAAGGCTGCGTGCCTCTACGTGGACCCGGACGGAGATAAGATTTAAACGATGCCTATGGGCGCGAACTCGATGCTGAAGGCGAACCAGACGCAGACCCCGAACGGGACTGCGGTCAACGCCTCTATGGCGTTGGGTCTGCCGGGGCTCGGAAGCAACCTTCAGGACCAGCTCAGCGAGCAAGACGAGGCGCGCAAGAAGAAGCTCCTCGCCGGCACGCAGGACAATCCCGTGCAGTACGGCAGCGACCTACTCGGCGCGTCGGGTACGCTCTTCGGCCTAGGAGGGGCGGTGCGTCATGTCTGACAGTTACTCGACCGGCATGATGACCGACGCCGATCAAGCGCTCGTGTTCGACACGATGCAGCTCTTCAGCCAGCTCCAGACCTGGCGGAATACCTTCGCCGCGCAGTGGGAGGAGGTCGCTTCGCTGATCCTGCCGACCTCGCGCAACACCTTCTTCTACGGGAACTTCAACTGGCCCGGTCAGAAGAAGGCGGATCAGCAAGTGGACAGCACCGGCATGGTCGCGCTGCACCGCTTCGCCGCGATCCTGGACAGCCTCCTCACGCCGCGGAACATGGTGTGGCACGGGCTGAAGTCCGACAACGACGACATCATGAAGGACCGCCGCGCTCGGCTGTGGTACGAGCAAGCGACCCGCACCCTGTTTAAACTGAGGTACGCGCCCATTGCGAACTTCAGCTCGCAGAACCAACAGCAGTACCAATCGCTCGGGGCCTTCGGCACGGGCGGCATGTTCATCGACCAGGCGCAGAACGCGGCCGGCAACCTCGTGCAGGGCTTCCGCTACAAGGCGATCCCGCTCGGAGAGCTGTTCCTGATCGAGAACCACCAGGGCCTCGTGTGTGGCTTCATTCGGTGGTTCAGGCTGACGGCCTATCAGGCGGCGCAGAAGTGGGGCAAGGAACGCCTGCCGGCGTCGCTCCTGCCGATGCTGGAGAGCCAAAGTCAGACCCCATTCGACTTCCTCCACGTCGTCCAGCCGAACAAGGACTACCGGCACGCCGCGCTCGGCCCGGTCGGCATGGCCTTCAGCTCCTACTACGTGAGCATTCAGGGCCAGTGCATCATGGACCGCGGCGGCTACCGCACGTTCCCGCTGGCGGCCTCGCGCTACGACCAGGCACCGCAGGAGACCTATGGGCGCTCGCCGGCCATGATGGTCCTGCCGTCGCTCAAGACCCTCAACGCCGAGAAGCGCGTCTTCTTGAAGCAGGGCCACCGTGCGGGCGATCCCGTGCTGTTGACCGCGGATGACGGCCTGATCGACGTGAGCCTGAAGCCGGGCGCGATGAACAAGGGCGGCATGTCCCCGGACGGCAAGCCGCTGGTCGGCATCCTTCCGACCGGCTCCATTCAGATCACGAAGGAAATGATGGAGGAGGAGAAGGCGCTTGTGAACGATATGTTCCTCGTGTCGCTCTTCCAAATCCTGGCCGAGAGCCCGCAAATGAGCGCGACCGAGGTCATCGAGCGCGTGAACGAGAAGGGCATCCTCATCGCTCCGGTCGTGGGCCGGCAGGGGGATGAATACCTCGGGCCGATGATCGACCGCGAGCTGAACCTCGCGAATGAAATGGGGCTGCTTCCGCCCCTGCCACCGATCCTCCAGGAGGCGGCCGGCGACTATCATGTCAACTACACGTCGCCCCTGGCGCGCGCCGCGCGAGCCCAAGAGGCCGCCGGCTTCATGCGGACGGTCGAGACGGCGACGAACATCGCGCAGGCTACCGGCGATCCGAGCGTGCTCGACGTGTTCGACTTCGACACGGCCCTGCCCGACATCGGCTATATCCAGAGCGTGCCGGAGAGCTGGATGGCGGACCCGAAGGCGGTGCAGGCCAAGCGGCAGGCGCGTCAGCAAGCCGCGCAGCAGGCGCAGCAGGTTCAAGCCGCGCCGGCCGCCGCCGCCATGATGAAGGCGCACGCCGCCCAGGCCAAGGCTGGACTTCCGCCCGGCTCTATGCCACAAGGACCGCAGGGACCACCCGCGCAAGGACAGTGAACGTGAGGATATTCGTCTCGCTCGATACGGAGAGCGGCATTGTTCGCCGCTACTCCGAGAACGCCAACCCGACGCACGAGGCCGGGCTCACGCATGACCCGGATGATGCGGTGAGAACGCAGACGGTCATCGAAGGGTTCCGCCAGAACCCGCACATGGACTTCCGCGTCAACAAGCCGCGGGTCCGCACCTATGAGGACGCGGTAGCCGAGCAGCGCGCACGGCGCGAAAGGAACGCGGAGCAGCAGCTCTTGCTCGGGCCGCCCCTCTCGCATCGAGACGAAGCCTGATGGGCGCGATCCGCGACACCATGAATTACCTCCGGCGTCGTCGGAGGGATTACCAGCTTACGTTTAAACATGCCGTCCCAGGGCAGAATGTGCTGGCCGACCTGGCGAAGTTCTGCCGGGCCAATGAAACGTGCGTCATCCCGGATAACAGGGACCTTACCCTGATCCTGGAAGGTCGTCGTGAAGTGTGGTTGAGGATAGCCAACCACCTAAACCTGTCCGATGAGCAGTTATATGCCTTGCTCACCGGGCGTAACTTCAACCCCCACGAGGCGGATAAGGAAGAAGACTGATGCGTAACTTCATGATGAGCGGCGCGACGCGCGCCTACGACGTGGACACCGGCACGGGTGGTGGCGATGCTGCCGCAGCCGCAGCCGCAGCCGCAGCCGCAGCCGCAGCCGCCGCAGCGGCCAAGCCGTGGTACGACGGCGCGGACGCCGAGCTGGTCGGGCATATCCAGACCAAGGGCTGGCACGACAAGCCGGCGAACGAGGTTGCGCTCGCCGCGATCCAGGCCCACCGCGAGGCCGAAAAGTACATCGGCGCTCCCGCGGATCGGGTCATCAAGCTGCCGGCGAATAAGGACGACGAGGCCGGCTGGGCCGATGTCTACGCCCGGCTCGGCGCTCCGAAGGACGCCAAGGAGTACGACTTCAGCACCGTCAAGGTCGGTGAGGAAGCCCCGGACGCGGCGCTGGTGGAGTTCTTCCGCTCGCAGGCGGCGGCGCTGCACCTCCCCAAGGACGCGGCGGTAACGCTCCTGGACAACTACCTCAAGCATCAGAACGAGCTGGGAGCGTCGGCAGCGGCAGACAAGACCGCCAAGCTGGCCGAAGAGCACAAGACGCTCGATGCGAATTGGGGCGCGAACAAGGACGCCAACCGCTTCATCGCGCGCAAGGGCGCGGAGAAGCTTGGTCTCGACGCCGCTGCGGTGGACGCGCTTGAGGGCGTGGTCGGCTACGCGAAGGTGATGGAGGCGCTCCGCAAGGTCGGCGAGCTGAGTGGCGAGGCCTCGTTCATCAGCGGCAGCGGCATGACCAAAGACGGGATCATGACACGCGAACAGGCGGTCTCCCGAAAGGCCGAGCTGATGGCCGACAAAGTGTGGGCCAGCAAGTACCTCGAAGGGGACGCCCAATCCGTCAGGGAAATGACGGCCCTCATCGCGATTATCGCGGGCGACTAGGAGTTTAAACATGGCAGGCGCGTCACCTCAATCGGCCTCGGGTTCGATCTTCGACACCTTGGCCCGGTTGCTTCCGCAGAGCGGCGGGATCATGAAGGCGTCGGACGCGCTTGGCATGGCGAACGCTCAGAACGCCGACCCCAAGGCGCAGAAGGCCGCGCTCGCCGCGCAGCTTGCTGCGATGAAAGCCAAGGGGCCGGTTGACGGCCACTATTCTAAGGCCTGGCAGGATCAGGTCAACGACCTGGAGCGTCGTGTAAACGACATCCGGTAGGGCCGTTTAAAGCCCCCGATTTGACAACGGTCAAATCCCATGGCATCTTGAAGCTGAAGAGGCCGCCTCCCGGCTGAATAAGCAGGACCCTCGGGTCCGGGCGTAAGCAGGAGGTCGAAGTTCA